AAGTAGACTCAGATCTAACCGGTCCACTAAATGTTGTATTTGCCATAATTATATCCTCCTAGTTTCCGAACGTAATCTCTAGGCCGTCGACTATACTCGTTTACGTTCTAATTAATTGTATAGTGATTAATTTATATATCAGATTTTAATAAAGCGCAAGAGAGCCTGTAATGTGGATTGGTTTTTTCCAACGATGTAGCTTTTTATTAAGTAGCTACAGAAACTTGAGGAGCCGCATCATCTATTCTGTTTTGCAAATGCTCTTTTTTAGCCTCTGCAAGTTTAATGTGATTAAGAACTTCTCTAACTTTTCTATCGATCTTAACCATATTGAGAGTATATCTACCCTCTTTCAGATGCTCCTGCTCCCACTGAAGATCCAGACCCTTTTTCTGTGTGTAAAGGTCGTTCAAGTGTTGCACTATCGCCTCCATTAATAACCTCCTCGTAGGTTATTCTATTAACTCTTGGATCATGCATTTCTCCAAGATACTCCCATTTTATATCAGATTTTCCTAATCTGTCAATGATAGCATTCTCTATGTCAATTGGGGTTTCTAAACAATTAATAACAAAATCAGCATAATAGCTGTACGCAGATATTTTAACTCTGAATTGTTTAGGGTGCATTTTTCCTTTCTAAATTTAAAAAGGGGCGGAAATGTGTCCGCCCCTTTAATTATGTATTAAGCACCTTCTACGCCAAAGATACCTCTAAAGTCAGATACTCCAAATGAATATCTTTCTCTAGCTTTGTATCTTACGTTACCAGTATCGAAATCACCTTCCATCGCTGTTTTGATAGGAGATCTTTCAAAATACTTCATACCGTTTGGCACGTCAGTAATAATGTAAAACGCGTCTGTATCAGTTAAAAAGTTATTAACTCTGTAACCTTGTGGGATCATTCCCATTGATGCAATTGCGTTAACATCGTTGTCTGCTGTTCCAGTTCTACCTGCAGATTTCATCAATCTTTCAGCTGTAAACTGTAACTCACTAGGAATAATCATTTTAACTCCTCTTGCAGCAATTTTCAGACCTCTTTCGTCTGTTAGTGCAGCAATGTCAATTAATGATTGCTCTAATGAAGTTTCGTTTAAGTCAGCTTGCGTTGTTAATGTGTTTTTCACATTACCTGCAATTGTAGGGTGTGATGTACTGAATAAGTTCGCACCATCACCTGATGTGAATTTTCCAGTTGTCACACTTGGTAATCCATTAATTAATGGATTAACAGACTTAACTTGTTTTGTGTTCGCCATAGATCTAGCTAATGCTTTTGTATATCTAGATGAAAGTTGGTCGTACAAGTTATCTTCGATTGCTTCTTCAGTTATTGAGAAGGCAAGAGCTATAGTCTCGTGACTATATCTTGCAGTGTAAGTCTCTTGAGCATTGTCAAAAGCTACACCAGAACCTTCTGGTTTAACTTGAGCTTGAGCAAATCCTGATAACATTACTTCCTCTTCAAACGCTCTGTCTGAACTTTCAGTAGTATAGATCTCAGCATGCTGATTCTCATAACGATTATATTCCAGGCCGAATAAGGCATTCAAACCTGGCTCTAGTTCTTTGACTAGTTGTCCTCTAGAAATGGCCATAGTTATCCTCCTTATACTCCATTTACGTTCATGTCTAACTCGTGCTCGTTTATTCTAACGATCCAATTGACATTAGCAGAGCCAACATCACTGTTATCTGGATCTCTAGATAAACCTAGAATCTGCAAAGTTGCAGATGAGCCGTTTGCTAGAGTTGAATCATTTAATTCAACTGCGGACACGAAGTCTGGCGAACTTCCAGCTGTATACTCGATATCTGCAACGTTGAAGATATCTGTATTAGCAGAAGCGCCTGTGTTGTTTGTTTGTATTTCAAACCTCTGATACGGATCATCAGAAACGAAACCAACAATATCAGTTGCTGTGTTGGATGCGTTTAAGTGATTCGCAAAAGTAGGCTTGCTAGTCGTTGCGTCGGTAAAAAAGATACCACCCAAGGAACCTAGTATTGCTCCTCCTGCGCCTGCAACTTCAATTGTTCCGTCAGCTTTCATTTTGACTGGATCATTAAAGTATATAGCAGTTGCCGAAGCAGCTATGTCATACTCGGATAAACCTTGATTGTCTCTGTTTTGACCAACTTTTCCGATCGGTTTTAAGCCGAACGCAGCGTCTTTATTTGCCATAGTATAGTCCTCCTTAAAGACTTGTTAAGTTTATCCGGCGGACTTTGAATTGTTAAAAAATTAACTTTTCTTTGTACCACCGAAGGTTGTTCGAGATTGCTTATCAATATTGATAGGCATACTCCTATGCTGTTCCCTCATTAGATCGTTGTCTACTGCTTTGACTTTATCGTCATGCATCTTCTGATAATAATCAGTTCTGCTTTTTGCGATCTTTTCAGGTACCCTTGCCAGCACAAGGCCACCAACTCCGATTACTCCCTTGTATTTACCATCTTCTACAACTGGGTAGTCTGAATCTGGAAACTCATCAGCTCTTACTAATTCGTATCCTGATCTTAGTCTTCCTGCGATATTTTTAGTATCTTGGAAACCTAAGCTTTCAGCTCTTAACCACCTGTGTTGAAAACCGTCTTTTGCAGGGGGTGCATCTAAAGATGATGGTGGAGTCCAAGGCTTATCTTGTACAGGCGGTTTCGCCTGCTCAGTTCTAGCTTCGATTTTTTTTTCGTCGCTTTTAGCCTGACTCGCACGATTGTCGGCTTCTATTTTATTTTTACTCATAACGTTTTACGCCTCCTTCGTGAGTAGTTTTTGCTTTTCTTCAGCAAACTTATCGAGTGGCACACCTAATTTTTTAGCAATTGCTACCTCAGACGGTGTGAGTCTTTGGGTTTTAACGCGACCAGTTTTACTACTACGCGTTGCTGATGCAACAGTTTGGGTAGGTTTTTTAGTCGTTTCTATTTCCTTTTTACCAAATTTGTGGGGAAATTCAAGTGCCATATTTCTATCTATTTCCTTATAATATTCTTCAGGATTAGTTATAGGATCATAGCCTTCTTCCTCCACTAATTTTCTATGGATAACTTTTGCTGTCTCAGTCATAGCAATATCTTTGTTAAACCAAGAATTATTATCTGCCCATTCTTGAGCATTTGGATCCACTCTTCTTATTGGTTGATTTATTTCTTGAGGTTGTTCAACAGGTTTTTCTTCTTTTTTAGTAGACTGTCTAGTCTTCATATCAAGAAGTTTAGCCTCTTCATAACCCAATCTAGATATTTCAGCAGACGCAGCAACTTCATCTTTGAGATTATTTTCTTCTCTAGCTTTTGCTAATTTAGCAACTGCAGCTTCCATACCAGATTTAATTCGACCTTCCATCTCTGATACAAAATTTGTATCAACTTTAGAAAGTCTTGTTTTTAGTTTTTCTTGCTCTTCTAAAACACTTTTTGCATAAAGCGTTGCCGCTTCTTCTCTTCGCTCTGCTTCACGCATTTTTTTAGTAAGTTTAGCAATTCTTCTTTTTACTCCATCAGAGTAATCATCTAATTCTTTCTTACTTTCTTCGCTTTTATCTTCTTGAACCGGAACATCAGACTGCTCACTAGGTTCCTTAGTTGTGTCATCGGTGCTACCACCGTCTTCAAGTTTTGTTTCACGTTCATTTTCATGTGATTTATCCTCTCCTGAAGTTTTATCTTCTTCTTTTATTGGCAGTTCAATCTCTACTTCAGGACCTGAAGTATCAATGTCAACTGTTTTTTCTTTGTCTTGCATAGTATCCTCCTATGTTAATATTGATGAAATATATCTTCGGGTTTTTCGATGGTTGCTAAAACTTCATCATCATTTAGCAATCTAACTTCCCCGCCATCGATCTGAATTCTAGATCCAGCATATCTTGCAAAGATTACCCAATCGCCTTTCTTGCACCAAGGACCTTCAGGGTAACGATCTTTATCATAACAATGTGCTCCCATGCCTAATACTAATCCGCATGTTGATGCAATTTGTTGTCTTTCTAAAAGATCCTGACCAAGTAATAATCCACCCTTAGTTTTTTCTGGCATTTTAAATGGTAGAACTAATATTCTCCATCCAGTTGGTTTAGGTAATTTTTCTGATTCTTTTGTTTTTAAACGTTCGTAATCATCCATTTCTTTTTTATCTTCTTTTTCGTACTTTTCTTCTAACGCTAATTTAATTTTTGGTTGCGTCGAATCGGATGATGTTCTCTGTATTTTGTTTTTCATTTGGCTCCTTTTTCTTCAGCAGGTTAGAGATATCCTGTGATATTTTATAATAAGCATGTGCTTGTCCTAATAGATACTTGTATTTATCCATATTGTCAACACCCCCTCCAATCATAGCATCACCAATTGATTGATAAGAGTCTTTTAAATTTTTTTGAATTTTACTTATTATTTCTAGTTCTTCTAATAGCATCTTTACCTTTCTTAAAAATTGCAGCGACTTTTGATTTACCCATAACCTTGGCTCGCTGTTCTCCAACGGTTAGAATTTGAATTTTCCTCGCAAACGCCTTATTAACCTTTTTAACCTTCGCGACCGTCCTGCGAGCATCACTTGGAGTCGCAAATTTAATTCCGACAGTATCTTTTGGATTTTCATCTGTGTATAGTCTCCTCCCTGATCCTTTTGGTTTTTTACCCGTTCCTGTTTTCGGATCTGACATATTTTTCCTTCCAATATTTAACTCTTTCCAGTCGTCTAACTCTGTAGTCTAGTCTATCTAATCCTAATATTTTTTTAAAAAAATTAATTAGCATTTCCATCTTCTACGAGCCTGTCTTAGTCTTGAATTAGGATCTCTCGCAGCTTTAGGAAACTTTTTCATTTGTCCTGCACTTCTTGCACAAAACGATTTACGTCTCTTAGCAGCTTTTGATCCTGATTTGACTTTGCCAGTGACCGCTGTTTTTAATTTAGATCCAGGGTTTTCACGTCTGTATCTTGCAACTCCTGCTGCAGTCATACCTGCACCAGACTTTGTTGATCTAAAATATTTTTTAGTTTTAGGTGGTTGTGTATCTCTCGCTCTGCCACCAGATGCAAAAGTAACTCTTAAAATCATCCTGTATATCCAATAGTAACTGAATCTGTAGTTGTTAAATCTAAATAAACTCCTGTTTTAAATCTTATACCAGAACCTGGAACCATTACATCAAGTCCCTCAGAACTAAATTTAGCTTGAAACTCTAAAGATCCGCCTGTTCCAGTTCCATCGTGTAATTTTACCAAACAGTCTGATCCACCATGAGCTTGAATATAAGTTACTCTACAAGGACCTAAGTTAGTTGATCCTCCTGTAATAGTTTTAAAACTTCCATCCGCTGTAAGCGTTGTAAACTTTTGATCACTAGAAAATGAACCGCCACCTGACATTATATTTTAAATCCTTTCAACATATTACCATAATATTTTCTTGAACTTGAATTACTTAAATTTACTCCACCATATTCGCCTGAGATACTTGGACCAAAATATCCACCTGACGCTGCTTTTTTTCTTTTAGAAAATGTAGCCGCTCTTGAAGGCGTTGGTCCTGTGTTTGCTTTCGCTTGTTTTCTTCTTACGGCACCCGCACGTTGCCCTTTGGTCATTCGTCTTGCTTTTGCAATGGGCACGCATTTTGGATAATTTTTTCTTTTTTCTCCACCACTTCTTCCACACTTCGGGTATGAGCCATCCGATTTTTTGTTTGCAATATCTACCCAATTTTCCTTTACCCATGATCTTAAACCTTTTTCAGCCATTACACCTCAACCATAGTAGTCATATCTATTAAACCACCGTTAGCTGCCTTTTTACGTTTACCTTTTTTACCACCAGGTGTAATTTTGCCTGAGCAAACTCCTGATGCGTACATATTAGCATAGGCGCTAGGGTACACTTTAAATTTTCGCTTAGCTGCGGCTTTACCTTTTGGACAAAGTTTTGCCATTAGACCTTCTTCGCTAATTTTTTATTTATTTTTACTTGAACTTTTTCTGGTAATTTAGAAAAGCCTTTTAATTTATTTGGAACTTTACCTTTACCGTTTTTATCTGAGCCTTTGGAAAACATTTTTCTTGTCATTCCACCACCCATTTTTTTCATACGTCCGCCATTCATAGCACCACGTCTGTTTGTTGTCTGTGTGTTATATCTAGGATTTGCCATTATTTTTTTCCTCCGTTTCTAAATATTTGTGTTCCCTTTATACCATATATGCTCGCGACTACAAGTATCCAGAGATTAGTGAACCATGAAGGGAGCTGCGAGAACATGTCAAAGAATAATTTTACTTTGTCCATGGCTCCCGGATCATCTGATACGACTGCCCAAGCCAAAATTACTACGGGCAAACTAAGAATTATCAAAACTGCCTCGTCTTTCCAGTCTGATTGACGGGCTTCTAAAAGTTTTCCTTGGTAAGCTTCTTTTCCTTCGGCCATACGA